ACTATAACTTCATGTCCTAGTCCTTGTATAATTCTATATTGTTGTTCCGCAATATTATTTGTTAGTAATGCTACACCATCTATTGCTAGTGCATCAAATGGACCTTCAGTTACAAATATAAATTTCTGATCTTCTTGTTGTGCGTCAACATTATACACAAATTGATTATGATGATCACTCAAATACTTAGGACGACCACTTCTTGTCTTACGTGCAGTATTGCCAACTATCTTCCCCTTATAGTAAAAAGGAATAATCACTCTATCCTGGTAACCATCTTCAGGACTCCAGTAAAAATTTTTACTTGTTGGATCAAATCCTCTATCGTAAATGTATGCAACTACTTTTGCTAAATTTTCTTCTAGTATTACATTACCCTTAAAATCAACATCAAGCCATTCACTAATTTTTAATGAATTCTCCGGTAATGCTTTTTCTGTAAACGTAATTCTTGCTTGTGACTCTCTTGGTGCATAGTCTGGTGATTCTGTTTTCAATGCTTCGAATATCATTACATTGATAGTGTCTTCGGATGCACCTAACCATCTACACAAAGATTTAAATTTTTCAGACAACGGTCTGCCAGGTTGCCAACTAGCAGTATACTTACAATTAAAACAGTTAAAAACTACGCCTGTATCAAATCTAAGTCCACCACGCTTACGCTTGTCAGTGCTATGTCCGCGATGATGACAACACGGAGCATTAAAACTAGTCCAACCGCTTGGATTGCTTTTTGCCCGAGGCGGAATAAGTGTCTGAAATGTATCTAGAACCAACGTCATACATGTATTATACTATCTATATAATACTTTGTCAACTGTTCCTGTGTTTTTTTCGTCCGGAGTGTGTTTAATTCTAAACCAATTATACTTTCCTGTAATATTATGGAATTCATTTAAATTGGCTGCTGTAATTGTAAATGTATTAATATTTGTCCATGATCCTTCAATTGGATTACCACCTTCTCCCAAACTTCCTTGAAGTACTACATCTCCAATATAGTTATTGTAGTAAAATTGGAATGTGTGTAAACTCTGTGGTGTAGACATTCTTGGGTTTGCTTCTATTGTGCTACTAACAAAATATTCTTCGTATCCCGATGTATTATAATTTTGTGCAAAGTTTGGACGTGGACTATCTAATGGATCACCAGATGATGTCTCTGATGGTACATCAAAATTAGTAATTTTTCTGAACGTGTCAACAGTTTTAGTATCATAAGGTTTACCTTCCATGCCACCTATTATTTCTACAGTGCCAATAGCACCATATTGACTATCCATGTATAGAGGTGTCTTTGAATCAACTTTGTAGTCAGTACTATCTACGTTAGATCTAGTTTCTTTGTGGAAACTATATGAGTAATATCCTGGTTCTAAGTCTAATAATTCTTCTTCTGTAATAGTAGCGTATACTCTGCCTATACTGATGTCATCTACACTACAATCTTTTCTTACAACTAAATCTTGTGTGTCGTTGTTCACTAAATTAAAAATAATAGTGCTGCCTGTAGCATTATACGCTTTTTGATCGCTGTTGCGTAGTTGTAGATCAATGCGATTGTCTGATCCTCTATAGACCTTTAGATTACGATTGTATACCATTCTGTTTCTCTCCGTAGTCCAAGTTGCTGTGTCACTTGTGTAAACATCCAACTTGTTTGGATATAAATATATTGAGTTAATTTGCATATGTTTAACATGAACCTTTATACTATTTATCGATGAGAACTACCTAACACTATAATGAGAATAACAGAAAATTTACAAGAGAACTTCCCGTTTATCAGCGTATTAACACACTCTGAGAAGGAATATGTGGGAATAATAATAAACCAAGACAGCAATGTCACGAGCTTTTACGACTATGAATTGTGCCATACTGATAAAGAAAGAAGCAACATACTAGAATTAGGAGAAGCATGGTGGTGGGAGTCAAACAGACAAATTCCTATTAATATATTTTTACGTACTGAAATACAAGCATTTGCATATACAATACGCAATTTTGCTACAAAAGATGTAATAGTCTTACATGGTCCAATTACAAGTTTAAACAATATCATAATTAAAAGAATTAAACGGAAGTCAATTACTCTAGTCCGAAAGCCGTCTTAAGTGAACGGTAAGTTACATAATCATACACTGTAAACATTAAGAATATTCCGCCGGATGTAAATGTCATTCCGAACAAGAATGGTAAAACAAACAATACTAATGCAAGTCTAGTTACGTATTGTAATGCCCAGAATTCAGGAACACACCAAAAAGGCCATTTACCTAATTTAGGTTTTCTAGGGGGCTTTCTGTAATCGTTCATTTCATAGTTCATATAATCGCTCGCAAATTAAGTTCATCTGTACAACAACTGCTGCCGCATATGCTGTTGCATGAGATTTTTTAAAGAAGTATTCATTACCTTCAGGTTTTGTCCACACTTCGTTCATTATGTCCGACCACGTCTTTTCTATCAGATGTCTCTTCGCCGGACGTATCATCGCTAGTACCGCTGCCAACTGTGGTATGTTTGTTGGTTTCAGTTTTCTTAAGATGATACCATGTCCGTTGACGTGAAAGAGCAAGTCTGAGAAATCGTCCTGTTCTAGCAGTTCCCATAGTGGTTCCTTATCCATTAATTTTGTTAGGTGTTCTTCGTTCTTGATCCCTTTGTATAACGATACATTTAAGAAATCAAGTTTAAACAAACCGTTATCTTCGGCTTTATCATACTCTACACTACACAAGTTATTTTTAGGATCAAAAGGAACCTCGTGCATGTAAACTCCTGTGTTGTGTTTAAGTACCTTACCATCATCTTCACGTCTTGCACGAACATGTTTAAAATGAGATAATGCTTTTTCTCTATCTAAAAAATCTATATCTATATCAGGCATCTATTTTTGCCTCCGCTATTACTTCTTTCACAAGCTCAACATCTGCAGGAAGTTTTTTAAATTTGCCTATCCAGTATTGGGGACTAATAATATCTCCTATTATTGATAGTTGTTCATCATTCATAGTTTTCAACATCTTTTTTCCTGTCTTACTTTGTAAAAGTAACCATGGAGATATTTTGCCTTCTTTAATATCGTGTGTTGCTCTGTTTAGATTGCAGTAACTAAAATAATGATTCCATGTTGCTTCATTATCGTCCGCCCAATCCATCATAGTTTTTATTGTTCTTTGTATTGCACCATCAGCAGGTTCAATTTTTAATAATTCTTTTAGATATGCATCATATAATTCATCACGGCACCAATGATCTAGTTTCACTCCGCTCTTTATAACAAAGTCTATAAATTTTTCTGGGTATATAGGATTAGCGTTAGACATAAAACTACCAAACCTTACAAAGGCATTATAGTAAGGACTTCCTACAAAGTCATCAAATGTTTTTGCTTTTGCAGTTGGATTATTAAACTCATAAAATCTTCTAAATGTAAGTAAACCGTATTGTACATGCTTTTCATTTTTAGCCAAGTGGCGTCTCTTCGGCTCACATACGTGTACGAATAATGTTTTTTCTTTTGCAAATTCTTTTTTGCAATAATCACATTTATAATTTGATTGCATTGATTTCTGTCTTATCCCAGCCTAATTCTTTACAGTATTCTTTGATCTCTTTATCTGTTGTAATTTCGCTCATTGCATCCAAATCTTGCTGTTTCATATTAGGATACAGTTTGCCTAAAAACTCTGCCTTTTTGTTTTTGCTTTTTGTTAGTTTCATCCATTTATGGAAAAACACTTTTTTTGATTCATGTCCACAACTGCATGCTAGTTGCCATAGTAATTTATTATGCTTGTTTAACAGCAGGAACAGGTTCTTATTAAAGCGTTCGTTGCCTAGCAGTACAAAGTGCTCCTTATCTTCTCTAGACCCTTGTACGTTGCTTATATAGCGGTTAAGCGTGAAGAAAACAATACTTTTACGTTGCTCTTCTGACAAATCATCCCATACATCTTTACCATTCAAATCAACGGCTGCTAAAATCTCATTTAGTTTTAGTCCAGGCTGTTTAGTCATTCTCAGGATCCTTAGTTAACATATATAACAGTTTAAGCTCTTTTAGTGTTTTTTGCAAGACTTTATTTCCCCTAACTGCTTTATGTTGTATTTCGCTGAATTGATGATCGTCAATATACCAATCTGGATACATTTTCTTTTGAACTATCGTGCGTTTGCCAGTGTCTGTATCGCGTTCGAAGACAGTTTCGCCGCCATCTGGTGATTCGTAGATCTTAGTCATCCAACTTTATATATGGTAACTGGTCATGTGCAATATCACGTGCTAGTGCTTGTATATCATCAACCAACATATCGATTGCATTGGTGTCTTGTTGATCTTTTGGAATGTCGTATTTTAGGCGTCTAAGTACCATAGACTTATCATACATAACATTAACTTTATCACACATTTGACTAATTTTATGAAGCATTATCTTCTCCTTTTAGTTAAATTTACTCTTTTATTTTAACATGACAAAGAGTAGTTGTCAATTAAATTTTTAAATAATCTTCCAATGTGTAAAGTTCTTCCATATAAATTGAAACTGAGTCTAAAACGTTTTTTGGAGGATCACCTTCACGTCTATCTTCAATTATTACGTCAAATTCTACTCTGTTTACTTCCTTGAAAGTGTCTACGATTTCTTTTACTGTATAACCTTTACCGTGTCCTAAATTTTCTATAGAATTAGAAGGTGCAGTAATTGCTTTTTTTAATGCACTACAAATTTCGTTGACATGTACATAATCACGTATTGCTGTACCGTCTCTAGTTTCGTAATCTCCACCATAAATTGAAAATTCACCAGTTTCAATGGCTTCATTTAGTTTAAAAAACAAGCCATCTGGATTTGTTGCAGCAAACCCATCAGTGCCGGTTACATTATAAAATCTAAACATAGTGTACGGCTTGTCATTATTGGTACATGCTTCTTCTACTTCGCCCTCTGCCTTTAATTTTGTTAAAGCATACGGAGATGTAGGTGTTGCAGCAGCACCTGTTGATCCAAATATAAAATTTTTATAATTTGCTCCGTTTAACACGTTGCGTGTTCCTATTATATTTGTTTTTTCGTACCTTGCTCTCTGGCTAACACTTTCTCCAACTCTGACTAGTGCTGCCAAATGTATTACACAATCGTATTCATCTGTTAATTGAAATTTTTCATCAATATTAATTGGAAAATACTTAGTAAGATATGCCGTATGGCTTACATCATCTAGATCAATTCCATGTAATTCATACTTTCCACTTAACATTTTACATAGATGTTTTCCTATGTATCCGTTACTACCTGTTACTAATATTTTCATGTTTACTCCGGCCAAAGGTGTCTTAGTTTACTTTTATAATGTTTTATTTTAGCATGCGGTGTTTTTTTCTTCGCAAAATAAAAATTATTATAAATTTTACATTCGAATACATGTATGTTTGCATTGTTTCTTACCACTGTTTTATTTGTGTCCTTTGTGGTAACACAGCAAAGTTTATTAAGTTCTTGCTGATCGCTTACACTAGTTTCGCATAACTTAATCCAATCCTCAACAAACTTAATTGCTGCGGATGTTTTCTTAACAAACACAATACCTGCATTGATAGGCAAACTATTTTCTTTCTGTTTAGGTTGTCTAACAGTTACTCCTATGTCATAGTCAAACATTATTTCATCTATGCGATCTTCAATCAATGCATCAGCATCGATCCATACTACATAATCATTTATTTCTACATTTTTTAATGTTTCCATGATCATTCCAGGCTTTGAAGGAATTTTTGCTCCAACCTTAGGACTAACTCTTGCATCAAAAGGAGTTCCGTAACCTAGTCCACCTAAATCATAAACTACAGGATCATAACCAACATTTTTAGAATATGCAACTGCTTTGTCTACATATTTTTTAAAATTTGCATCGCCTGCTATAACTGTAGTAATTTTATTAATCATTTCTAATTAATCTTTGCTGAGTAAGAACTGATTGTATTCTAGTAAGGATTTTGTTGCTTTAGGATCAACCCCAACGCTTTCTGCCCATGCACACCAACCATAGATATCTTTAGGAATGCATTTACTGTTGGCTCCTCTATTTTTAGGAAATACAAAACTGAACCATAAGTTTTGTCTTGGATCGTCACCGTATACTGCATCACGTATTGTGTAGTAATCTACCCCTGCTGCTTCACATGTATCATACAGTTCTTGACACTGCATAACCTTGTAAAATATTGCACGATTTTCTGTAAATTTAATAATTTCTGCTTCGTATCTTGTTACTTGTCTAATAGTAATGTTTGCATTGTAGGCTTGTTGATAACATTCAATAACTTTTCTTCTATCTTCTGCTTCTCCGCCTATAATCATAAACTGTCTTGAATCCATTTGCAAGAAAGGATGATTAGGTGTTTCGCCTAGGTATTCTGGTTGTACAACTATTTTCTTTTTGTATTTCTTAACCATTTCGTCTGCAAATCCTGGCTGTGTTGCACTTCTAATTACAATAAAGTCAGCACCACATGTTGCTATTGCATCTTCTACAGCAGAACAATCTAGTCCGTCTCCTTGGTTCCACGGAGTAGGTACAGCAAGAAACGCAATGTCACAATTTTCTAAAGGTTTTGTATAACCTTCTATATATTTGTCATATACTTGTGCATCTGGAAAGAGTTGTTGAGTTGCCTTTCCTATCCAACCGTAACCTATTATTCCAACTTTCATTTACTACCTTTAATTTTAGTTCCGACAGTGCGTCTAACAATATCGTTATGATTGAATTCAGCCCAATACAATTCGAAAGCAACTCCATCTTCTAGTCCTTCAAACTGATGTATCTTTCCTGGCTTTACTTGTGTAAACTCGCCTGGTCCAAGAATAGTTTCATCTACAAGCCCGTCTTGATCGTCTTGCCAAACACGTACAATCATTTTACCTGACTCTACGTAGAAACCGTTCCATTTAAATTCGTGTTCGTGTTCTGAACATTTATAACCTGCTTTATATTCGATACGATGAAACTCTAGTACACCGTTTGCATGAATAAGTTCTGTTTGCCCCCATATTTTACCTGCTTTCATAGTCATATACCTTCCTTTTCTTTTCGGTGTTGTCAATACTTATCACATCAAATCTCCTACAGAAACTATTTCTGATTGTCTGCTTATTTCTTTTACAAAAAATGCACATGGAGGATTGTACTCGTTATGTAGTGGAATTGTTAGTAACTGTCCGTTTTTCATTTTTGGAAAGTACCATCTAACATCTTGATAGATGTTAATTATTTCTATATCAGCCCAATCTAATTTATATCCTTTAATTGGATTAAAAACAAATGCTTCAAATCCTCTTTCGTTAATAGATGTAAGCGGCAATATTTCTGGGTCACACCCGCTTTCACTATCTCCAACTAGTATTGACCAATCCAAAGGCATCTTAACTTCCAGACCACCAATTTTCATCAATATGGCTGGGCTGTTAAATGATTCTAAAAATATAAGTGGTTGGAAAAAGAAGTCCGGATTTTTAGGATCCGAATTATCCAACACACTAAATCTAGCATCTTCTTCTACTTCTTCTGGCAATTCATTCAAGTCAAATGCTTTGTTCTCTAAGGTTAATATTCTCATTAGTTCTCCTGTATTCCTATGTATACCTTGTCTTGTTTAGCAAACCAAACATTATCCGGACCAACTTCGTAGTATCCTATAACATCTTTTACTGCTGCTTCTACAGATGGATAATCGATATCATGACCCATCATCCAACCTGTAGGTTTCAGTTTAGGTAACCAGGCTTGTAAATCTTTTTTAACGTTTTTGTATGTATGCGAAGCATCAATAAAGAAAAAGTCTAAAGAATAATCTTCGACAAACTCTGGTGATACTCTGCTATCTGTTTCATATGTTTTTAAACGATACCCATATTTTTGTTTTATATCTTCGTTAAAAAATTGGTTTATATCTTTGTCTATTGCATATATTTCACACTGTGGATTATTATTTAAAATGTGAAAAGTTGTTTTGCCTGTTCGTACGCCTATTTCTGCACCTAATTTTAAGTTATTGTTCTTTACAATATCTGAAACAAAGTGCTCTCTTGTTCCGCTAGTAACTGATGTAAATTTTACATCATGTTTTATTTTTATGTCGTTGTTTACTTTCATGTATCCACCTTTGTTACTGAGTATGGATATTTTGCTTCTCTATAAAATCTTTTTCTTTCTGTAAGATGTCTTTTTGCATATTTGCAAGTAGAAGTTATATCCCAAATCTGGACAAAATCTTTGTCCTCTGCTTTTCGTATCCCGCGGCCAATTGACTGAATAACACGAACAAACGACTTACCTGGCTCAATAAGAACAAGGTTAAAAATCCTAGGAATGTTAATACCCACAGCGGCAACTCCGTAAGTAGCAACAATGATTTTGCCATTACTTGTTTTAATTTCGTCATATTGTTCTTTACGGTCATCAAGTTTTACATCTCCTTTGATAAATGTAGCATCTGGTATATTTTTTATTAACTTGTTACCTGTGTCTATTCTGTTTACAAGTACAAGTGTATTACCGTTGTTTGCAACTTTCTTAATATGATCGCTAATATATGTTAATCGCTTTTCATCTGTAACTAACCATGTATATTCTTCTTGATAATTTCTAAATTCTTCAATGTCTTTTGTTTGTAAAATTTGTATATCAAGTTTTGCTAACACACCTCGTTCTTGTAAGTCGTGTGCTGATACGTTATTAATCACAGGGCCAATACCTGCAAGTATACCTTGAAACTCCCACTTTTCCTTAGGCACTGTACCAGTTAGTCCCCAACGTATAGGAGCATTACGAAAGTTTACAGTAAGTAACTTTTTAAGTACGTCTGCTTTTGCTTGATGCACTTCGTCTATGATTACTGCACTTACTCCTTCAGTAAATTCAGCAAGTGTTAGGCTATCAGTATCATGTTTTTTCTTATCTAACACATTAAGACTTTGCCATGTACAAATAGTATGTGTATGATTTAATTCTTTTCTATCACCAAAATATACACCTACATCTAGTCCACAGTTTTTATAATCTTCTTCAGTTTGCACAACAAGACTTTTATTTGGCACAATAACCATTGTACGACCATAAGGCTCGCATAGATGCGAAAGGGTAGCAGTTGTAATTGTTTTGCCTGCACCAGTTGCTACTTCTTGTAAACTTTGTGGATTTTCTAAAAACTTGTTAACTACATCATATTGATAATCACGAAGAATAACAGGCTTGCCTGCTTCAGCATGTCCTTCTGGCCAACATATACCTTGGTCGGCCCAATAGTTTTCTGTAATTTTCTCAAAGTCTAATTTAGTAGGATTACGCTGATCAATTACTTCTATATCATATCCTGACTCTTCAACTATAGGCAATGCAATGTCAAGATGTGCTACAAAACCATTACCACCAATACCAAAGAAACTAACAGTGCCGTCCCATCTGCCTAGTTTAAAGGCAGGCATATGACGTGCATAAGGTAAATCAAATTTAAGTTTGTTTACAATCTTTCTGCGTGTTTCAACAGCAAGTCCTTCAAACTTTACGTTTACTTCGTCTTTTATAATTAACTTACAGTTCAACTATTGTTTCTCCATATTGTTTAACAGGCTTATAATCACCAATGTATATTACACAAGGATGTGATTTAAGCATTGCTTTACCACTTGAATTTAGTCCAGGTAGAAGTTCGTTACTTGCAACTATTATAACATCTTTTTCGTCTTTGAACAACCACTTTGCAGGTTTTTCTCTGAATATCAAAAACTTAGCAGTATCAATCTTGCCGCCAAACCCATTTTCGCTTACCCAATTGTTAAAATCTTTATCTGTTTTGTTACTAGGTCTGAAGCAAACTCTAAAATCTGTTTTATTATAACCGCCTGCATCAATGTTATCTGCTAACTGTTTAATCCATTCAATTGCATGATCAGGAGCATTTTGTAAAGGTTTGTCTAGCAAAATAACAATTTTTCCTGTAACTCCATAACATATTTTTAAGAATTTTTGTATATCATTACAATGAAATATATTTGTTTTATTACTTGCTATTTTTTTCCAAACTGTACTTTTCTTACCGTAATAAAGATGTCCTAAATTTTTAGCAAGCATCAAATCATTATTTGTCTTATTATTTTTATGTTTATTAAAATATCTTTGTGTTTCGTCAACGGCATTATGCAATCTAATTTCGCCATTTATATCTGATATTGTTTTTATGTATTGATCTTGATTGTTCCAAACTTCTTCAACTTGTGATAGTGCTTCAACTGCACTGTCCATTATTTCAAAGTCTTTATTTTTTAAAAACTCAATTAAATTTACTAGATTAAAATCATACAACGATAATTTTCTAATCTTTCTTTCTTGATCCCAAAGACTCATAGCAATCATGTATTCATCAGATTTTCCAATGCTTTCATCAAACTCTGCCTTAAACGCAAAAGGAAACTTTAAGCAAATCCAATGCGCTTTTTCTTTGTCTTGTTCAACCCATACAAGTTTTCTGTTATCAACTGTTCTAAACGGTTTAGACCATACAGGATTTTCTAATAAGTCTCTATAATCGTAAAACTGAGCGCAGGTATTTCTATATTTTGTAAGTATTTTTAAAATATATGCACCTTGCTTTTCTGTAATATCTTTACCTTCTGCTAATGTTAAATTAAAACTAGATGCTGCTCTTAAATCATGAGGTTGCATGCCAAGACGGTTTTCTTGCATAGTGGAATAAAATTCCAAGAATATTTCTTCAATATAGAATCTGTTTAACATGCTGTTATTATAACGTAGTTGAGCTAAGAAGTCAATAACTTACTTGCATTTTAATAAACTTTTCTATTCGTTTAATAGGTATACCTTGTTGAATTTCTTCTACGGTCCACTCTGTGTGACATAATTTTATTAACCAGTCTTTTCTATCTGGTAATGTGGGATTAAGAATATTTTCCATAGTATCTGATACCGGATAAGCAAGGCTTGACTTATCACAAATTACAGGTGTTCCTGCGATTGCAGCGTGTATTGGAGGACCACTATTGTGATTTATTACGCAATGGTAATTATATTGAATATCAAAGTCGTCATAGGATCCATTTAACTTGACTGGATCCTGCCTAATTACATTTTTAAATTCGTGTTCAATTCCTGGCATTGGTGACCTTGGATGCGGCCTAATAATAATAGGTCGATTTGTAATTTTTCTAATCTTATCTATTGTTTGCATAGTCCAATCAGTCATAGAAGGCATGCCTTGCCACTGCAAACTTTTTCCATGCTGTGTTGCTACTAGGATTTGTTTTCTTCTTGCGTCAGGTTGTATATCGTACAATTTTATCCCAAGTTTCGAAGGTCGATCAGGGTCTAAATTTGTATTAGATGCAAATTCTCCTAATCCGTTAATGTGATTTAGACAAATTCTCCAAGTTACATTTCTTTTTAAATTTCCTACTTCAATTATTATGACAGGTTTATTTTGTTTAATACATGCTTCGTAGATCTGTTGATTAGGACTCATTCTTCCATGCCACAACACACTCCATATAACAGCAACATCTTCGTTACTATCTACTATTTGATGTCCTTGTGCTTTAAGTCCTTGTTCAAATGCATCAAATATGCTAGGACTGTTTAGTGCTCCGTGCTGTCGGAAAAGTTTGAAACGCATGATGTCTCCAATAAATATAGTAGTATTTAATGGTTTAGAATGAATAAATTTCAAAAAAGAATATCAAAAAACATAAGAAATCATCCAAACGACTGCCTTGTGATCGGAGACGGCTTTGGACATATTCAAGACTTTTTAGGTATGTTTAATACAGTGTTTCTACTAGAAAGTACACTAGAACTTAAAGAAAAAAATCTTATACAAAGAAAAGATTTTCAAAGTGTATTTCAGTTAGCCAACGTAAGCGGAATTTTTATTGATTTAAATAAAGTTGAATTTATAGATAATATATCTCCGTTACTAACTAAAGGCCCTGATGTGTTTATTGAAGGTAACGATGTACTTGAAAGGAAATATACTAAAGTATTATATCAATTAGGATATGTAGCAGTTGCACAGTTAGGAGTTATGCATCAGTGGAGTTCGAGAGGAGTTTAAAATGAATATAACAGTTATCACTACTTTTCATAAACAGGGTTACGATACCTATGGAAAACGAATGATAGAATCATTCTTAAAAAATTGGCCTAGTAGTATTAAGTTGTATGTGTACGCAGAAGATTGCACAGTAACTGAATCTGCACCAAACTTAATTGTTAAAGACTTACATCAATCTAGTCCTGAGCTTGTAGCATTTAAAAATAAATGGAACGGCGTACCTAAAGCGAACGGCGATGTATCTGCTGATCCAATTAGAAGCAAAAGAAAAGATAGCGGTAAAGGATTTAAATGGCATGCTGTTCGTTTTGCACACAAAGTTTATAGTATTTTTTCTTGTGCCAAAGAATGCAATACGGAATGGTTAATGTGGATGGATGCAGATACCATTTGTCACAGTCCTATATCAGAAAAACAAATATTAAGATTTCTACCAGCCAATCAGGATCTTTGTTACTTAGGAAGAAAAGGAAAGTATAGTGAATGTGGATTATACGCTATGCGGCTAACTTCTAAAAACACCATAAACTTTTTAAAAGAATTTCAACGTGTATATGATGATGCAGAAGGCAATGGCGGCATCTTTTCAATGGCAGAATGGCATGACAGTTTTGTATTTGATGGTGTAAGAACACGCTTCCCTAATTTTAAACAAACTGATTGGGCAGCATCATTAAATGATATTAGACCAAGACCGGGTATGAGTACAGGTGAAGGTCACCCACTAATAAACTGCGAGTGGGGTGCATATCTAGATCATCTTAAAGGTGGTAGAAAACAACTTGGACAAAGTAAAAGAGACGATTTAAAAGTTCCAAGAACAGAACCTTATTGGCAACAGTTTAAATAAATTTTCTAAAAAACTGCCAGGCTTCGCCAGATTTTAATTCATCAAAATTCCAATGACACATAGAAAGTTTTTCAATCCATGCTTGTCTATCAAACATTTTTGGATCTTCTAATCTTTTTAGATTAGTATTAGAAACATCTGCTGCTTGGCTTTCTTCTGAATTAGTTAAAAACACAGGTACACCTTCAATTGAACTTGCAACTGCTGGACTACTATTGTGCAATACTGTTGCCCAAGCATTTTGTAAATCCTGTAGTACATGTTGTGTGCTTAATGTAACATTTGTATACTTGTTAAGTAAAAGATAGTTACGCCATTTCTTATCACCAGGATGAGGCCTTACAACAATAGGTCTATCAGTAAACATTTGTATTTGTTTGATAGTTTGATCCAACCAGTTTTGTACAGGAACACCTTTCATACTCCACCCACCATTACGTTGACAACATACTAGTATATGATTGCCATTTGTTCTATATGGTTTTAACCTGAGTCCAAGGTTAGCACTAATCTTTTGCCAACGTGTTGGGTCAACTTCTTCAGTAAAATAATACCCTGTACTAGGAAATACACCGTCAAAACTGTATCTAAGATAGTGTTTAGTATTACCTGGATCAGCGTAAAGAAATAGATTACTGTCAACTATCAAACTTCTTTTTCCTGCTTTTAACTGTTGCTCTACTGCACGCTGTCGCAACTGCAAGTGCGGTGCTGTCTTACCGTGTTCATGAACAAACCCTTGTATAAGTGCAACATCACAATCTATAGTATTAAATCCTTGATGCGCAATTGCACGATCGCTAGTTGCTTGTACACCTTGTAGGAAGTTATTAAGTATTAAAGGTTTTTCTGCATTGTTATTGTTAGGCGGAATACCGCCAAAGTATGCTACTGCTGTAAAATTAACCATGATACTTATCAACTATCCTTTTTGCTGTTCCATTCATTAATTCTTCTTTAGTAAACTGACTATAACTTAGCATACACAACCATTTAGATATATCTCCATAATAAAGATCGTTTATATCACTGAGTTTGTTTCTAGTCACAGGGTTTGTTATATGTGTTCCTAATGTTATTGCAGGTATACCAGCCCATATTGCTTCTGTAGCAGCATTACTATTAATACTTACTATACAACAGTAATCTTCGTCTAATAACTGCTTAATTAACTTAGGACGTTGTCTAAGAGGTGCTTTCTTTCTAAATACAATACGTTTGTCTGTGTATTTTCTTAACTCTTTAGCAACATCATACTTCCATGTTTTTAAATCTACATGAAAAACATTTGCTGCAAATGGTCCAGGTTCTATTACATAAATTATCTCACCATTCTTGCGCCACGGCACAGGAAAAATAGGAAAGTTTTTTAATCTACTTGTAGGAGCATCAAATGATTTACCAAAGTGCATATGATTACGTATTAGCCTATGCCATTTTTTATTCGGTTCAAGAAAGTTAGTATATCCACTATCTATAAACCACATAGGATATTTTTTATCAATTTTTGTTACTAATAACTCTTCATTACCTACAGTATTTCTAATTAAACAATCTTCTTTATAGTTGTTGAACTCTTTTCTTCTTATTAGTTCAGGATTTTTTGTTAATGTATTACCTGTACCTTTTACAAAATTTTTATAAGAACTTTGCTGATATTTTTCAAAAATATATTCCTTACCTAGTCTTTCTATAAACGTTTCTATGTTGTTATGAACACCGTGGAATATATCTTCTTTAATTTTTACTTTTATTTCTTTAACAGTTCTAACATACAGTTCTAAATCTCTACTTACTCCTTTGATTAATTTTTCATAGAATTTTTTCTTGCCAGCATCATCCATACAGTCTTTTTGTGAAATATAATCTTGTCCTTTTGACTCAGCTCGACGCTTACGTGATGCATCTCTGTCTGCAAACTGGTTAGTAACCTCTTTTAAATTAAAATCTGTAAAGATAACTTTTTCGTCTATTTTCTTTTGAATAGATATTAGACTTATTAAAAAATGTGCAATTTCTTTATCGTTTAATAAAAGTTTCATGAATATTTTTCCGTTAGTTCGTATGCTGTACCGTTTTCTATTTCTTCAATAGTAAACTGCCCGTAGGCTAGGCTTGCACATTGTTGTTCTATAACTTGTTGATTTGGCTTAAATGGGTTTGATAAATTTTTAATGCTATGCGATGCTAAAGGACTTGCGGCACACGGAACACTTACAAATGCAGGAACACCATGTACTACAGATTCCATTGCAGCCATACTATTCATAGTTACTGTTGCATATGTTCCGCTGTCTAAAGCATCGTATATTGTGTATTCTTTTACTCTTGCGGATCTTGATCCTTTTACTCTTACTTCAATTGGTAAGTTGCTATACTTTTCAATATTTGAAGTAGTTTCTTTTACCCACGTATCATAATCTATTCCATAATATCTACATGCTTTGGGGTTAGGTAAAACTAATAAAATTTTCTTGTTATTATTTTTCCATCCTGCCCAACTAAGACTAGTGTCTTGTTCTAGTAGTTTCTGCCATCTGTCAGTTGGAACATTTCTTATTTTAGAATGCTGGTTTTCGTTTTTAACTACTCTGTGCCAAAGTTTTTTACCGCTTGGATTTCCTTTACTAACAAAGTTACCAAGATAGCCTGTATCAATGTAATAAAAATCTCTACCTATTCTAATGCATTCATTTACATGATCTTTTTTGATAACGCCTCTAACAACAAGAGGTTTAGAAGTATCTTTAGGGTCTGTAGTTAACTTACCGCCAGAACCTATAACTAGTGATTCTTCTAAACTAAGTTTGTTTGCCATTAAACCTCGTCTTCCATCATACTATACAATTCATCTTTCCATAACTGGTGAAACTCGCAGTCTCTGTAATTTTCAAACCAAGGGCCGCCTTCAGTATAGTGTATTAGTTTTGGTTTTTCAATGTCGTTATACACGCCTACTAGATAGTTCCATGTGTGATCAATGCTACCAATTTCTTCATCTTTTAACCAACTGAAGCGATGCATATATGCTCCGTTGAGTTCGGTTTCGTTTACAAAGTCTTGATCAACAACTTTGTTACTAGGGTGTCCACAGTTCCACAATACCATTGAACTCCAATTTTTACGTGGGTATATAGTTTGTTTTTGCCCGTCCATCTTTGTGGTTTCAGTTACTTTATAATCGTGTTGTACACACATAACAGCGTACTTGTCATCTGCTTGTGCAAACAGTTCTGCAATGTCTGTTGTTAATATCATATCACTATCCATAAACACTGCCCAACCTTTAAAGTTAGTTAGTTCTGGTATCAAAAATCTTGTAAACGTAAATTCAGTAGATGCTAATTTGTCAACGGGTCTTGTATACCACCCTGCATCTCTTAATTCTTGTTGTTTGAGAGGACGTACATCTACGTCTTTGTTTCTTGCAAGAATGCTGTGCTTACATACTTGATATGCAATATCTTCTCTTGTATCGTATCCTACAAATACTTTCATTGTTCTAATATCCTTCTAGCCTTACCTGTTTTTAACTCACTTATATGAAATTGTCCGTAAGCCAAATGACAACCCCATTCATATAATTTATCTTGGTCCGGATAGTACGGGTTTTCTATTTCAGATAAATCTTTTAAACCAACAGGAGAAGCAGCACTAGTTGGTGCTAAAGGAAAAACAGGAACCCCATGAAATACTGATTCTACAGCAGCATTACTATTAAATGTAACTAGTGCGTATACATCGTTATCTAGTGCTTCTTGTAGTGTATCATTTACTGTTCGGTCTACTCTATTTTTACTTCTTGTTCTTACTTCTATAGGTCTGTCAGTATGCTTTTTTAATTCAGCAGTTGTATCTTCAATCCACTGTTCTAAATCTTTTTCATAAAACTTCATTGGTTTTTCGTCGGGTGCTGCAATTAAAATTTTTCTTCCGTCTTTCTTCCACGGAGTAAACTTTCTTTTAAACGAATCAAATCTGTTAGAAGGGCGTTTTATTATATCGTTATGTTGCAAATCGTTTTTAACTATTCTGTGCCAATACTTCCAACCATTTGGATTGCTTTGTGTTGCTTCGTTGCCAAAGTATCCTGTATCCATATAATAAAAATCTCTACCATCTTCCCAACATCTATGCATCCATTTCTTTTTAAGAATACCTCTTAGCACAATAGGATCGTCTGAAGAATCATAATCAAAGTCGTTACTATCGATTGTCCTTACACCACAACCTCTTGCAAAGTCATTTATATAAGGGTCTTGATTACCTTTGCTTATAAAAATCCAATTACGTTTCACGTCTTTCTATATCCTCTTCTATACATTCGCTACCCCATTGTATCTCTAACACATGTGCATTTACGCCGCCGGGATTACTTGCTTGATGCCAAACTTCTTTATCTATTTCATATGATCTTATATGTGGTAACAAATGTACATCATCTATTCTATTATCCCATTCTGTTTTAATTTTTACAACGCCTTTGAGTATTGTCCAAACTTCTGAACGTTTAAAATGTTTTTGATCGCTTAAACTTTTGCCAGGATATATTACAAGCTCTTTTACCTTGTATCCTGCTTTTGGATTGTGATCCAACACTCTCCAATATCCCCAATCTCTTTCTGTCTTTTGTGTCTTCCATTCGTCAAGAATCCAACTACTTGAATTCATTTTGTTTGTACCGCCAACACCAAATGCAAATTCTACATTAGGATCATCGCCGTATATTTTGTATTCAGGAATGTTAGTTTGTTCTCTATCGCCGCCATTTGCAAATAGAATTTTAACTGTGCTATGTGTAGCCATTACTTTATAAATTGCACCACACGCACTATCGTCACTGTCATCAAAGGATAATACTTTATCAACAACTTCTAAACTATTGATTATAGCACATCTATCTTTAAATGCCATAAATGGTCTACCTTTTTTACGAGTTAACCATTCATCAGAATTTAATCCAATAACTAGTTCATCACCTAGTTCTTTTGCTGCTTTGAAATATTCAATGTGTCCACTATGTAGTGGATCAAATCCACCTGTTACTAATACTATGGTTTTCATAGCAGTATTTATGTGCGTAGTTAATGGGAGATAAAATTAAAGAGTTTTATGCTTTTTCTTTTTTTGTCCAACATTAAACCCTTTCTTTTCAGAAGGTTTAAAAGGAAAATTGTTTCTAGTAAGGTATTCGTGTAAACAACTTTTATATACACTATTTTTAAGTGTGTGCGACAACCAAAGGAATTCTTGTACTAAGTCATTATCAAGGAATGGATATCTAGTTTCAACTCCAAAATGTCCTGCTACATATTCTTCTTTGTTAAGATATTTTATTTGGGTTCCGTCATAAAAACTATGCCAAGGAAAGAATCCATCTAAACTTTGAGGGAAAAGTCCACCGAATCCACTGTGCTTATATTTCTTAATTCCAGCAAATCCGTAATCACTTATAATTTCATCTGCACCTTGTCCTGAGAAATAAATTTTTCTTTTCTCTTTATTAGCTCTATGACAAATTGCTGCTAGGCCTTTTGATGCTTGATCTTCTTTTATGTTGTATTTCTTTTTACCAGTGCCGTAAATAAAATTTTCGCAGTTATCATCTAGCTCTTTTTGCCAATGATTGTATTCGTCTGTAGTAAGATTAAATGCTTCTGCATTAGTAACTAGTTTTAATCTTCTTTCCATAATTTTAGGATTTTCTGTATTAAGTATGGAATATGTTTTAAAGGAAACATTTTGTTTTTCTAACTCACAGGTTATAGCACCACTGTCGTAACCTGAACTTAAACCTACAAACATACCTTGCGTTGTATTTGCAGTTCGTTTACGAATACTATTACTAAATGCTGTTAACCAATCGTCAAATGTTGTTTTGTGTTGTTTTATATCAAATGTTCTGTTTTCATAACTAGTAAGTTGTGTTAGTGTAGATAAATTAAAAACAAGTGTTGTATTTGATTTAAGTTTCTTGCCATTCTTAAATCCTAATCCATCTAGTTGACTATTGTATGATGCGATACAAAATTTATCGTCTCTCATTTCATACCAAAGTGGTTTGCAACTAAAAGTATCTACAGAAATAATTAGTTTTTGTTTCTTGTAATCAATTAAACATAATGCAAATTCTCCGTCTAGTTCTTTTACAAAATGTTCTCCTTTAGTATTATATAGATCTATAATACATTCACTGTCACTATTATAATTTCCAAATGATGTATAATTATAAATTTCTCCGTTAAAGACACATACTACATCATCTTTTATTAACGGTTGCGGAGTCAACTCACCTGTAATATGTAACAAATTATGTAGATAATATACTCCACGGATTTTTTCAGCAGTAGTCATGTCAGGACCTCGGTGCTGACAATGTTTATTTGAGATTATCGGATCACTATAATTTGTGGCTGCGAATCCGCACATATTAAGTCTTCAATTTATTTTTTGCTTTTTTATCTTTACCGTCTATATACATGCCGCCCTTTGGGCCTTTCATTCTATGAATCTTAGAATGTAATTGATCAGCATCGATAAATTTATCGCCTGTTTTTCTTACAGCGTATAAGCGCCAGCGAGATAGTAGGGTAGTTCCTAAAAAAGTATAATCAGAATGATTAGTCATATTATCCCAAAAAGGAATATCGTAATAATATTGACAATGTCCAGGCTTTGTTACTCCAAGTTCAGGACCAATATGTATTGCTATGCCGCCAATCTTTAAACTATTATGAACGTTTAAAAATGCAGTATGTTGAGACTCGTATGGTTCAACATGTTCTATTGTTCCGGCATTTGTAATTACATCAAAATAATTTTTAAATTCAGTGAAGTCTTCAAGTTTAGACAAATCTTTTACTAGTGCACCGTCTAATCCATTAAGATCAACTGACGTATGCTCGTAACCTAGTCTTGTAAAATATGCCTTGCCTGTAGTTTCGTGTATTTGTTTGTCTGGACGAATAACTTGATTACCAAGTTCTAGCATCTTTAATCCGTTTGCATTTGGATAAATTGGATTTATCTGTTCGTTCATCCAATTAAGATAAGAGGGTTTATATCCCATTTATTTTTCCTTTCTTATAAAAAACAGTCCGCTTTCGTTAATGTGCTTACCATTCTCGTTATTTTGCTTTGTACCAGTACATAGTTTTCTTATCTCTTTTGAATCTTCCTCTATCCAAGTAAACCCACGTGCTTCGATATGTTCTATCCAATATTCTTGCCACTGACAGTTTACATGATGATGTCCACGTTGTCCGGGAATGCCGTGAGTCATAAAGATATATTTGCCACAAGTTAATGTTGTTAACAAGTTATCAATATATTTCTCTTCGATATGTTCTACAACTTCTATACAATTTACCATATCAACTTGTGTAGTGTAACTACCTTCTGTTAAGTCAACTCTTCTTGTCGGGTATACTGCATTGTTTACATTTTGTTGTAAACCTTCAATAGCATAAGACCTTAATCCTTGTTCTGCAAACCATTTTGAATGATGACCGTACCCGCTTCCTACATCAAGTACTGATCCAATATTATATTTTTGTATAACATATGCCCATGCTTCTGGAGCAAATGTATGTCTGTTTAATGAAACGTTATTACCACCTAAGTGTGGTTGTCTATTATCTATTATTACTTCTGCCATATAGTACTCCTTACTGTTACTTATCTGGGTTATATAATTGATATTGAGATAATGGTTCGATAAATTTTTGAAAATAATCTAATTCTTTGTCCCAATTGTGTCCTTTTTTGCGTTCATCCTTTTTACGTTTACGACCCTTATTGTACCATGTATGTGTGTGTTTCCAGTCAAACCCGAATATATTAACTTGTTTAGGGTTACACTGAGTAAGATAATGTAAGAAATAAACTCCTACTGACGGCTTATCTGATCCGACTAAGCCTAATTTTTCTAATAGATCTAATTTTGATTGTGATGGCAGTGGATAAACTTCAAACGCAATTTTATTTTCTATATCAAAATTAACTTCATCAAAATTAACTTCTATATAACTACAATCATTTTCGATATCAAAGAGATTATTTTCTTCTGCCCAAAGATAATTATTATAGATACACCAGTCTGTCCTTGTTCCATGAGTGAGAGGTGAATTTACATTTGGTCCTAAATTAAATCTGCAAACGATATCAGAACTATCTATAAGATCGCCATAATCACTATCAAATAATGAACTAGCGTTTCCAACCACACTAACTGTTTTGTTTCTAAATATTTTTTTTAATTTTTTGTTTTTTAAATATGCCATTAATTCTATACTTATATTGATGCATCATCTAGACCAGCAGTTCTTAATTTAACAATATTAGATAACTGCCATTGTTTAATGTCTAGTCCTTTAATTATTCCTAGCCATTTGTTACGTAGTAGTGCAAATTCATTTATAATCTTTTCAAAATCAACAACATCGGCTTCACCGTCTACAAATTTTTCAGCATCTCTAGAACTTAATTGACGTTGATAGTTTTCAACATATTTTCTAAAATGTGTTGCACGTAAACGACGAAGCTCGATATTTAGATATTCTAGTATTGCTTCAATCTCTTGAAGTTGTCCGAATCTAGTTTCAACAAGTGCAGGCATCATCGACGATGCTTTCTCAATACGACCTGTGATATTTGTTTCTTTTTTTGCTTGCAATAATTCTGCTTCGTAATATGCTACGGCCGCAGGAATATTGTTTACATCTTTAGAAACTTTATCATACCAATTTGTCATATTAATTCCAATCCTCTTCGTCAGTTGGTTCATCTTCAAGAACATATTCAAGTGCAGCATCAAGATATGTATCTATACCCATCATACCTTCTAAGGTTGTTTCAGGAACATCATAATCAAGTAATGTATTAACGTATTCCTGAGCCGCCTCTGCTTTATCTTTCTCTGCAATCTTCTCGCTTAAGACACCCCATATGTCTGCTATCATGTTTGCTTCCATATTCTACTCCGTTATAGATTCAATTGACTCCTCTAACTCGACTTCGACTGGTTCTACAGTCTCAGGCTCTTTACCAAGCTCTTCCATGATTATGTTTAGTTTGTCGCCAGTCCAGTTTCTACGATACTCTAAATGGACCTCTCCATTTAAGTCTGTATATTTAAGTCTATTACCATCTTTCTTAAGCAAACCTTTTGCTTCAAACAAGTCAACACATCCACTGTATGGATCCATGCCTGTCTCATATGGAATCTTAACCTGTACTGCTTCAAATGGCTTGCTATAACGAGTTTTCATTACCTTACACGCTGCTCTAATACCATTTACTGTTGTAGTCTTATTGCCATCTAAATCTTCTTTAAGTTTTAGTTTACGCATAGCAACAACAATACTTGATGCATAGATAAAGCCTTGTCCACCACTAATCTTGTCATCTGGATCAAACATATCCTGTGATGCATATGTGTGGTTAGTACATACCATACCTACGTTATAACTACCAATCATATTAACAGTATTACGTACAAGTGATGTTAGTGCTTTAGGCTTACGACCCATATCACCTTTCATATCACCTTTTTGGAACTGGTCAACGTCAGTAGGTGTTAGTAACATACCAAGTGAGTCAATTACAAACAATACTTTAGGACGTTCTTCTTCCGCCATCTCTCTGTATTCTTTCATAAACTCTGATACTGTTTTTGCTACATCATCAATCATTGACATGTTAAGTTTAAGAAGTTTTTCTGGAGAAGTGTCTACCTTTAATGCTTGTAGCCATGCTTCATCAAGTGCATTCTCTGAGTCAATTAATACTACAAAGATACCTTGTTCTTGTGCCGATTTTACAATATTACCGGCAGCAATATATGATTTACCTGCACCCGATTCTCCTGCAAACACTGTTACCTTGCCTAGTGGAACACCTTTGTGGAAGTCGCCACTTACAAGATAGTTAAGTGCATAGTTGCCTGTGCTGATCCAATCTGTAGGATCATTAAAGCCAATACCAAGTCCTTCAATAGACTTTGTAAGACTTTTTCTAAATTTAGTTACGTCAAACGCTTTTGCCATAATTACCTTTCCTTTGTTAAAGTATGAGAGACCTCGCTGGTTACCGTAAGGAGGTTTTTGCCGGAACTCTCATAAACTCTTTATTGTTGTCTATTACGGATCATTGCTAAAATGTCCTGTGCTCTGTTAGCACTGTCGCCACCTTCTGCTGGAGCCGCTTCAGCCACTGGTGCTGTAGTTGCTGCAGGAGCCGGAGCAGTTTCTGCTACTGGAGCAGGTGCCGCCGCTGGCGCTGGTGTTGCCGCTGGAGTACTTTGAGCTTTGTTTGGATCACCTGTACGTTGTGATACACCCGCTGGACGGAAGTATTGTCCCCATCTGTCCATATCGTATGCTTCACCATCTACTGATGCTTCGAACATTTCTTTCATTACTTTAAGTTCAACTTCGCCTGGCTTCTTAGGAAGGAAGTCTGACAAGTTAAACACACCGTTTGAGTCAACTGCTGCTTTTTCTTCATCGCTCAATGCACGCTCTCTACGTGACCACTGTGATGTTGAATAATCAGCATAACCACCTTTAGAAGTTTTCTTGATTCTAAAGTCTACACCCTTCATAGAATCAGTTGGCAATTCTTCCAATTCAGGATCCATTAATGCACCCTTAATAATTTGGAAAATTTGTGGACCAATAATAAAACGTCTAATTGGATTTTCTGGAGTTGAATCTTCACCAATTGGATCTTCGTTTACAAAGCCTTGGAAAATGTAAGAACGCTTTTTCCAATACTTACGACCCATATCTTCAAGACTCTTATCTTTAAACCATGGACGTACTTCTGTTAGAATCGGACAAGTAGTACCATCGTTGTACATTTCCACACATGGAACCTGCACAATTAAGTTACGGTTATCTGATTCGCCTTTAATACCTGCGAAAGGTAATTTAATCATCGCACGTTCTACCCAAAAGAATGTGTTGTCAGTGTTACCGTCTGGTAAGAATCTTACCACGGCTTCCTTGCCTTCTTGCATATTCCAATGTGGGTAAATTGCGTTGTCTCCGCCTCCAGTAGAATTACCAGATGAGCGATTTTGTTGTTCCGCTAGTTTTGCGCGGATTTCTGCTAATGATGCCATTTTGTAGCCTCCTTTGTTTGCCTAATTTAAATGTCACTTATGCCTTATGCATACTATGTATTATATGCTCTTTTATTTAGCCCGTCAAGTCTATTTTTAACTAAATGTGATTTTGTTTAGCCAATATGTATTTTTAAACGCAGTCGCCGTTGGCTGCTAATAGTTTAATATATACTCCACGGTCATATTCTTCTTTGGCAATCCACTTGCCATTTGAGTATACACAATATGTTCCGTCTTTTGCATATGCTTGTTGTCCTTCGGAGGGATGAGCTATTTCTGTAACTATGTGTTCTTTCATTTCTATTCCTTTTGAGAATGTTAATAAAAAAGCACCCCGTAGGGTGCTAGTTTGTTACTATCGATTGGCTACATACATTGTAACTTCGAAGCCAAATCTCATTTCAGTTGCTTGAGGTTTTGTCCACATAATGTTTCTCCTTGTAAGATAAAATTATATAACCAGTTCACGGGAGAGATGAATCAAGTCCCGTTTGAGTTTACTCAAAATAAAAGTGTAACATTCCTGTTACACTCTTATTTAATACTATTATAGATGAATTTTAAAAAAAATCAATACGTAAAATCATTAAAGATTGCTAAGTCAAAAAAATAGATCCTTTCGGATCTATTTTAATGTGACGCCTTGCTAGATCAAGATCCATTACTTACTTCCGCCGATGTATCCACCGATTACACCGATCAATCCTGTGACTGACATCTTCATTAGTGTAATAACACTTTCATCAACTGGTCTATTTTCTTCCAGTGCTACCCAATAGTCACCGATAATGATAACACCAAGTAGTATCAACACACCACTTGTTATTAAGAGTATTACTATATCTTTAAAATTTTTAATCATATTCTATTGATACATGCTTAGTTGTTTAATTCTTTCTAGTTCTTCTAGTTCTTCTGCGCCTTGTTCTTGTGCGGGAGCCATACGTTCTACCATCTTACGTGCAACCTGCTCAGCCTGTTCACCAAATTTCTTGCCTACCATTGTTGCTACACCTTCTGGGCCTTTTGGAAAAGTGCCTGTAGCACCATCATAAAAAGATTTAATAAATTCTGCTAAACCTTCTAGTGTGTGTTCTTCACCATCTGATGTTTTAAACTTAGTGCCTTTTTTAGCACCTTGTGCTTTAAGAGTTGAAACTTTATCGCTGTATTCGTTGCCTTCAGTTTCTTGTCCTTCTAAATCAACAGGCTCACCCATTATATCTTCAGCGTCTACATCACGTTTTACTTTTTCAAGTCCGTGCTTTTTAATTTTTTCGATATAGTCTTTGGTAATCATATCAGCATATGCATCATCAGCATCTTTGCCGCCTGTTATTTCTGCTTCTAGTTGCTTAATGCATTCTTCTTCGCTATCACAGTTTGAAATAATTTCCATTCCACCTGTAAGTGCCATATCCCAAGCATCGCCACCTTCTGAAACTGATCCTTCTTCTTGTGGTGCTTGATTGTCCATATAATCTTGCATGATATAATCGTTTAGTTCTGGAATATCATATAACTGATTTATATCTTCATCGTCAACTTCTGTACCGTCTGTGTAATACACAGGAGCATTTAATTCATACATGCCGTCACTAATATCTTTCATATCATAGTCTAGTTTGTCAAGATCAATTTCTTTGCCTTTAAACATTATCGGATCAGATTGACCTCCATAATTGCTTTCGTTTTTGCTATAAGATTCGCCTGACAGTTTCATAATATCATTTAGTTCATCTGCTTCAGGATCTTTGCCTTTGAAACCTTTGAATGCACTACCGCCACCTTTTAACTCTGGTTGCGTATCTTTGTAGTCATCATCGGAGTCTTTGTTCATTAATTCTTCTTGATGCTTTTTAAGTTCATCAATACTGTCAAATGGACCGCCTGTAATTTTCTTATCTTTAATACTAAAGAACATACCGTCCTTTTGAATAGCAGCAAGTCCATACTTGTTCATACCCATTGATGGGTCTTTCATAAAGTTACTTGTCACGCCTTCTTCTTGTTGTGGTTCAACTTCGGCTGCGCCTGCTGCTGGCTCATCAACCATATCACCAAAATCTAATTCGGCTAATATGTCTGGTGCATTTTCTTCAACCCAAGCCTTAACCATAGGACGAACATCTGCTTCTGGCCCTGCCTTTTTAATGTCTTGCTCTAGTTTAGGATCTTCAATAATGCCTTCTAAACTTTGAATAGCATTAATACCTTCTACGCCTGCTTGAAATTCTGTGTTAAGCATTCCATTTAGTTTTTTAACCATGTCTGACTTTTGTTCTTCGTCTGCCATTGTTAGTGGAGATTCTTCGCCTAGTTGGTTGACCCAATTTTCAAAACTTGCCATTGGATCTTCTGACATGTTTCCTTTTTGCTTTTCATTGTAGTCATCTTGAGCAACATCCATTGCTCCTTCGTGATCAAGCTCGCCTGGTTGGATCGTCATTGTTGCCAGTTCGTCATCAACTTTAGCATTACCACCATTTGCGGCAGTCATAGGATCTGCTTCACCTCTTAATGAGTTAGGATCTACTTTCCCGTCAACAACTTTGTAAAATAGGTAGCCCATTTGTTCTTCACCATCATCACCTGTGAATTGAAATTCAGTTTCATGTTCTTCGCTATTTTCATCTTCTGTTTTTAAACCAGAAAGTTCTTTGATTCTATCAAGTTCTGCGTTTTCTCCCATGTTAAAATCTTTCATTAACCCTTGAGCGAAATCATCTACCCATGAATCGTCATCAATTGCTTTTAGAAGTGTCTCAATTTTTTCATCAGCACTATTTCCAGGTACATCTTTTTCTTGTACTATCTCTGAGCCGTCAAACGGTGATTCACTTGTAAAAGATTTAAGTTGTGGAAAATCATCTTGTAAAGAATCATCATT